ACTCGACAAGCAACGCACCGACGAAGTCAACAAACAGAACCAAGCCTGGCGCCAACAGGGCGAGGAGTTGCGAGCCATCAGCACCGGCGCCCTGGCGGACATCGACAAACAGATCCGCACCATCAAGAACCAGCTCACCTTCGGCTCGGACGCCACCTTCGTGGATCAAATCGAAGACCTGGTGCTGAACCAGGGCGTGCCATTCAGTGAAGCCTTCGGCAAGGTGAGCGAGCTTCGTGCGTTCAACCAGGAGCTGGAGCGCACCCAGTACCAAACGCAGCAGATCAACCAGGTGGTGAACGGAATTGGCACCGAGTTCGCCGGGTTGTTCCAGACGGTGATCACCGGCACCGAGGATCTGAATAAGGCACTGGCGGACACGCTGCAAAGCCTCAGCCGGATTTTGTTCCAGGCGGGCCTCAACGCCCTGGGCGGCAACGACGGTGTCGGGTTGTTCTCGATTTTGTCCGGCAGCTTTGGTGGCGGCAGGGCAAGCGGTGGTCCGGTCACCGCCGGCAAGTCCTACGTCGTTGGCGAGAAAGGCCCCGAACTCTTCGTGCCAGGGCGAAGCGGCTCGATCGTCCCGAACGGTGCAGCTAGCGGGGTGACTTTGGTGAACAACAACAGCATCGTCGTCAACAACAGCGGCGGGGAACTCTCACCCAAGGCAGCCAGTCAGATCGCCCGAACTGTTGAGGCGGGCACAATGGCAGTGCTCACCCGCGAACGCCGCCCTGGTGGTCTCCTTACCCGTTAAGTCATGCCCGTCGATTGCACACAGCCTGTCTCACTTAGCAACCTCTGCGTCACCCCCGAGGCAAAGAAGTCCGCATCGTTTCGGACTCTCCAGCAGCAGTACGGCGACGGCTACATGGCACGTCGTCAAGACGGGCTCAATCCCGTCAACTACACCTGGGACGTGAGCACCCCATTGATGGATATCGCAGATGCCCAGGCATTCGAAGCGGAGCTGATCGCCAACGGACCAAAGCCTTTCCTTTGGATACCACCGCAGGAAGCTACATCAAGCAAGTGGATCCTTGATCCCGTTCAGTGGGATTGGAGCTGGAGCACTGACACACTGGTGTCGATCTCCTTCCGCCTTCGGCGCTGGTACGACTGATGGCAGCTGATCGCACCTTCCAGTTCCACGAAGACCAGCAAGGTCTTCAAGGTGACGCGATCATCGAGCTGTTCGCAGTCGACCTGTTCTCTGGTGTTCAGTCGATTCCAGATGAGCAACCGACAGGTCCGGACTGGGACAACGCAGATGCAGTCTGCGACCCTGTGCCTATCTACATCTGGCTGCAGAGCGATGTTGACAATGGCACCGACAGTATCTGCACCGATGCGCCTGGCTATAGCTCACCAGCCTTTGATGCAGGTACAGCTGAGTGGGACGACGCTGACGTGGAACCGAGGGGGTTTATCCGCAAGTCTACCTACAGCTCGGAGTTCTTCTTTTTCTGCAACTGGGTTGTAACCGACGGGCAGCCTGTCAAATTTGGTGGCAATACCTATCTGCCAATCCCCTACAAGGCATCTGGTTTTGAGATTCGTAATGAAGGCGTGCTGCCAAACCCGCAGATCACCATCAGCAACATTGGGCTTGAAGCGACATCACTGATTAACAGTTTCAACGACTTACTTGGCGCCAAGGTTTACCGCCGCCGAGTGCTGGCACGACACCTGGATAGCGGCAGCACTCCTGACGTCAATGCCCGCTGGCCTGATGAGACTTGGTTTATCCAGCAGAAAATAAGCGAAAACAAGCTGTTCGTCACCTTTGAGCTTTGCACCCCGTTTGATCTTGATGGTGTGACGCTGCCACGTCGTCGTGCGCTTCGTTATGCCTGCCCTTGGGTTTACCGCAGCGCTGAGTGTGGCTATACAGGCGGTGCAGTTGCTGATTTGAAGGATCAACCAACCTCAATTCCATCAGAAGATAAATGTGGCAAGCGTGTTACAAGCTGCAAGCTCCGATTTACGGGTGATGTAGATCTACCCTATGGAGGATTCCCAGGGCTGAGCCTCGACTGATGCATTGGCTGACTGAAGATCAGAAGGACACGATCCGCCTGTTTGCGACCTCCACACCAGACCGTGAAACCTGCGGCTTTGTTCTGGAGAGCGGCGAAACGCTGCAGGTCCCGAACATTGCCAGCGACCCCGTCAACGAGTTTGAGATCTCAGCTGAGCACTACGCACGCTTCGATGATCAGATCAAGGGCATCTGGCATTCACATCTGCGGCTGGCTGGTTTTAGCCCACTAGATCAGTCTGTGATGGCAAGCGACACGTTGCCTTGGGCGGTTTACTGCCTTCGGGATAACAGCTTCCACCAATGCGACCCAACTACCACTGCACCACTAGAAGGTCGCCCATTCGTTTTCGGTGTCTATGACTGTTACAGCCTGGTGAGTGATGCGCTTAAGCAGATGGGGGTGGAGTTGCCATCGTGGCAGCGTGGCTGCTGGGGCGAATGGAACACCCCTGAGTTCAACTCATTCGACCTGGAATGGCACAACGTCGGCAGAGCAGTCCCAAATGGTGTTTATCAGCCTGGCGACATCCTGTTGATGAACCTCGGTGATCACTCTGGGCACACCGATCATGTTGGAGTCTTCACCACTAGCAAGCACTTTATGCATCACCCAGTGGGCGGCAGTAGCAGGCTGCAGACTTTCGGGGGCTATTGGGCAAGGCGCCTAAACTGGGTTATCAGACCGTTTGCCTTGTGGAGCAACTGAGGACAATCAAACTCCTCGGCGCAGCTGGTCGAAAGTTTGGGCGTGAATTTCGCCTTGCGGTTAAATCACCAGCCGAAGCATTCCGCGCATTATGCGTGCTGTGTCCAGGTCTCAAGGCGTGGACACTGGAGCAGCACAACCGAGGCGTTGCTTGGCGTGTCATCACAGACGACCCAACTGGGTTGGAAGTCGAGGAGCTGGATCGTGAAACTAGTGCTGACATTGTGTTTGCTCCACTGGTGCGGGGTGCAGGTGGCGGCGGCGGCGGTGGTTTCTTTTCGATCATCATCGGTGTCGCGCTAATTGCCGCAGCGTTCATCATTCCTGGTGCTGGCTTCGCTCTGGGTGCTTTAGGTGCCTCGATGGTGTTGGGCGGCATTGCCCAGCTGATTACACCAACACCTGTGCTACCAGCGCAAGCAAAGACAGGAGAGAACAGCTCGAACGAGCTTGAATCAAACCTGTTCACCCGTGGTGCGTCTAACGGTGCACAAGGTGAAGTCGTGCCTGTCTTATATGGACGGAGGAGGATTCCGGCCCCTCGTCTGGTCAGCTTTACGCTGGCACCATTGCCCGCAACGCGGGAGGTAAACACAACTGGGGCACAGGGTTTGCTGGGTTACGTCAACCGCGAGGAACTGTGATGAAAAGGATCCACGGTGCAGGCGGCGGCGGTGGCGGTGGTGGTGGAGGCGGTGGTGGCAGCAAAGGGCCTAAATCGCCCAGGCCACCGATCATCGCTCAGGATGATGCGGGACTGAAGACGATCTCGTTCGCCAAGCTGCAGTTCCTGCTGTGCGAAGGTGAGATTGAAGGCCCCTATAACGGCAACACCAAAGAGGGCCTAGAGAGGTCTGTCTACTTAGATGACACACCGATCCGTTCAAATGCGGATGACGTAAACCCACAACCTGAAGATCTTGTCTTCAGTTGGGGAAGACCCCAAGGGGCGCAGACTGGCGTCCCTGATTACAACCGAGTCTCGCAGGTCGAGACAATCGACACTGTCTGCAGGTACCAGCAACCTGTCACGAAGGCAGTAACTGGTGCAGTCACTGGTGCTGCGTATTACGCCCGTGTGTTGCTGACCTGGGAGGGTCTACAGACTCTTGACCTGGGTGATGGCGATGTCCGCGATGCAGGCGCCAACTACAAGGTCGAATACACAGACGGACTTGGCGTTAATCGAGTTGTTTTTGACGACAAAATCCAAGGAAAGTTTAGCTCTACGTTCCAGCGCAGCCACGAGTTCTTACTTGAAGGGC